TGCATAGGTTTAGGCGAGTATAAGCAGGTCAATACGGTAGGCATGTGTCCACCCGTATGAGTGGGTTGAGGGAATCATCCTCACGACCACAAGCGAACACGCACGTAGACGACTACGCATACTGTGCGCCTCGCTCATACCCGTGAAGCAAACCGTGTGGCTCGCTCGCTCGCTCACATACGTGCCCCTTGCAAAGCCAGCCAGCCGTATGGCGTTCACATACATACGCACCACACCCACGCATACGAGCGGGACATGTGTGACTGCGAGCGGGGCGGGTGTGATTGGGGCAGTTTAGACTTCTGTCTAAACTGTAATATATAGAACGGCCCACTGCGGTTTAGATGGCTTGCAGTATAGCGTTCTATATACCGTGGCACTGCGGTTTAGACGACTGAGTTTAGACGACCCCTTAGCCGGAGGCATGAGTTTAGACGGCAGTTTAGGCTCCTTTTAACCACACACGGCGCTCCAGCAAAAAAAATTTTTAGAAAATTTTTGGTGCACCTAAACTAGCGGTAGTCTTTTCGTGTCGAGGACTTTGGGTTTAGACAATGCACCCGATTGAGCAATCGCTGTCACTGCTCAAGGCTCGCCAGTTTAGATACGGTGCAGGTTTAAAGCATCCTGACCCAAAAGCGAAAGGTGTAGCAGGGACTATGAAAAGAGAGGATTTCGTTAAGCCCGGTCCTATGCCGGGTTTTGTTTATCTAAGGAACATCGGTGAAGGTAATCATCTAATGTATGACCAGCCTGTTGCAGGTAAAGGTGACAAAATGGTGTCAGAATCCGAAGCAGAAGCCTACTGGCCTTCTCACATCAGCCAGCGAACTTTCATGGCACCTACCATGCGTGGTCTTGGGCTTGATGCTGACGCTGCGGCTTTTCGTATGGAAAATATGAGATATGCTCCTCCTGATACTGATTTCCACGAGCAAGAAACTGTGGACAGGTTTGCTAGTTATATGGCTCCTACTATGGCCCATGAAACTATGCATGGTCTTGACAGTGACCTTTCACAAGGTTCTTTTGACCAAATAGAATTACCGGCTCACATTTTAGAGGTGGCTACACGAGAGGCTGAAAAAGCGAGAGAGGGTAGGTTTGAGCCTGAGCCAATTATACCAAAAGCCAGTCAACTACTTGCTAACAGACCTGAGTCAGGTCAGCCACCTAACCCCGACTATGAATTTGACTTAACCAGCGAGCCGATTGTCACAGGCGAACCAATGGACATCGCATTCCAATTACTCAAATCAGAAGTCTTACTTTGGCCTAAGCGATTTGATAATAAACATTTTATGATGCAAAAACCGGGTCCGGGCGGTTTTACTATGAAAGATAAGACAGGTAAACACCGAGCATTCGTATCTTTACCCAATCAAGGTGGCGACTATGGAAAAGATGTTCATAGTATGACTGATGAAGAATTATTAAACTCTTTTATGGAAACAGATGCTCACGAAACTATGCATGAAACATTAGGGAATATCGGAGAAGATTACGATAAACCCCTTCACAATGAATATCCTGCTATGGTAGCGGAGTATCTTCAATATGCAAGACGACCAAGAGAGCAAATCCCAAGTAACGATAAAGTAAGTCAATTGTTAGATGAAGGTATGGATGATAGAGAAATTGCGATGCAAATAGCACAACGAATGGCCCCTATGCATCAACAAGTTTCACCGGGACATAATATTGGTAATATTGCTCGTGTAGTTACCGGGTCACCAAACGAATCGTATGATGATATTCAAAACGGCGAACCCATGGACATCGCCATGCGGTTGCTTAAAGGTGAATATGAGGACATTCCGAAAGAGGAACACCAAAATTACTATGCAGGTTCGCTCAATGCTTTACCGGGCCATAAACCGGGCTGCGACTTACGACTGAACGGTTACTACCCTCACTATTCAGCCAGTAAATACTCTGGTAAATGCACCTGTGAGGCTCAATGCGCCAACTGCGGGGCTAAGGAAAAATGGGGCTATCCTCATAACGATACTGATTTGTGCTTTGATTGTAGCGAGAACATGGCGGGACAAGGTGTGATTGATGACCCGTTAATGAATTGGATGCACTCACAACCGGACGGTATGCCATTACCTAAAACTGATGACGAAGATTGGCGGTCAAATATAGAAACAGGCGAACCAATGGACATCGCTACGCAGTTGCTCAAAGCGAGAGTATACGATGTCGGAGGACGAGAGTTACCTGAAACGCAAACTACTCTCACTGGTCAAAGCATTGCTGAAAGGGCTCGTGCTTTGGCTAAGCCTCCTCCAAGTTCACGAGCACCTAAGCAACACACTGGTTTGAATTACCATGTAACCATACCCAAACAAGACTTAGCAAACCCGCTTAACTCAAGACGCTATGCTATCAGGCGAGGGGACACTGATGAAATAGTAGGTAGCCTGCCTATGAATCCGACCTATGGTCCGCCTAAACCTGAGTTTACTGGCTCAGGGACCGAAGATGACCCGTTCACGACTGATAGCCTAGACGAACCCCTTCCTAGAGAAACAAGTAGCATTACTTTTACTGGAGACTACAAGCCGAGTTACTCTAATATAGACCCGGAGCACCGAGGTCAGAATCTATACGCAAGAGCACTAATGGGTTTGCTGAGCGCTGGTGATGCAGGCGCTCCGATTGTATCTACTGAGCGAAACGCTGCATCTGAGGGCGCTCACCGTTCGCTGATGGACATGTATTCTCGTGCTGGTGGTAACTTAGAAAGTTTGACTGGTTACGAGCCTGCAAGCGAATCAGATGCTGTGCGCTACAATCAAATATTCGATGACGGATATGGCTCTCTCAGAACTTTCGACCCCGGAGGCTTACCTGTAAGAGTTATCGATGCACCTAGCAAGCGTAGTGGAATGGACTTGGCTCAGACGGACCTTGAGGACTTTGGATTGGAAGTGTAACTAGACTCACCTACTAATTTATTTCCAGCACCGCCTTCGGCTTCGACATGACGAGATGTAAACTCTTAGACAGTTGGCTTGATGTGAAATCGAAAGAACTAGACAAAGCAGAAAAGAAAGCAGGAAAGGATTTAATTACAGGCCGAAAAAAGTGACGGCCATGCGAATCAATGTCTATGAGGTAGGGCCTAGAGATGGCCTTCAATACCTACCTCATACGGTATCTTCGCTTGACAAGCAGAGGCTTATCAATTCGCTTTACGACGCTGGAATAGAATCTATGGAGGAGGTGTCTTTTGCACATCCGAAAGTCCTACCACAGATGGCAGATGCAGAGCAGGTGTTTACAGGCAAAGGCGCTGCTTTAGTAATGAACAAGCGTGGGTTTGAGCGGGCTAACTCAGTTGGTGTTGAGAATTTCAACATCGTATTCAGCCCATGTGAAACTTTCAACATGCGTAACATGGGTAAAAGTCGCAGCGAGATAGTTCTAATGTATAAGACATTCATGGATAAAGTGCCAAAAGAAAATGTCAGAGCATATATCAGCATGGCTTTCGGGAGTCCCTACTCAGGTCAAGTGTCACCTTCGGTTATGAGGAGTTGTGTGCGTGATGCTGCTATGTTTGCAGATACCATCGTTTTTGCTGATACGGTAGGAGTGGGTTGCGGTAGTGACGTTCAACGATTGGCTAGGCTTGCATTCAAGGAAGGATTGAGGCCAGCCTTACATCTGCACCATAATGGTGATGAAAGCCGAGCAGTGTCCTTAGTAAGGGCTGGCTTACTTTCAGGTATGAAAGAATTTGACTCAAGTATAGGTGGTCTAGGCGGCTGTCCCTTCGCAGAGGGGAGTGGCGCTAATCTTTCAACTGAAACATTAGTTCGTCATCTATACGCATGGGGTTTTGAAGTAGGTGTAGATTTGAAGAAATTGAAATTAGCATCCAGCATTGCTAACGATATTAAACATGAAGGAATTGTTTTAATATCTTAACAAACTTAAAGTGTATAGTGACTTTAGGAGTATAACATGGGCGTAAGCCGATACGGATTTGCAAATGCTTGGTCACTTCTCAAGGCCTTACCCGGCCAACAAGGTTACATGGGTTCTATTCCTCCCTCGTTAGTAGGTATGTTAGAGCGTGGTAGAGAGCAAGGTGTGCCCGGAATACCTAGAGTTAATAGAATGGTAGAGCGTGACCTCAGTCCTATTACGGACGATTATGCTTCCATGCTAAGTTCGGGCTTTGCGACAGGTGAGCCTAAAGGTAGAGAAAAACCTATGCCATCTGATTTTACAACTCAAATGCAAGACGTAGGTGGTTTCAAGACGGAGCCTGAAGAAGGATTCTTTACAGGTAGAGAGAAGTTTTTGGCAAGAGAAGGTTTAGAAGCGGCTGCTAGAAGGCAGTTAGGAGGTAACCAACGTGGCGGTAGGGTCAATGTCCGAGGCGGCTCGCAGTCAGGTATCAACGCACCACTTCGTGGTCAAGACGACGAAGGACAAAGAGTCAATCCAAGAGCAACACGCAGAAGCCCGTCTACTTTGAGAAACTTAGAAGGTATGCAAACTGGCGCTAAACTTGGCGGGCGCAGCGCAGAATTTATTGAAGAAGAACCTGAATTGACAGACGAGGAGAAACTCGCTGAGATGATGAGAGATTTAGGCATGGATGCTACTGCACAAGCGGGAGAGCCTGCACAAGCGGGAGAGCAACGAGGAAAGCCTTACAAATCACGTATAGGTAATGACGAATTGATGGAAATAGAAGAAAGTTTGACTGCTATACATGGGCCGGAAATGGCAAGTAGAATCGTTCAATCTATGATTGACGACCCCCAGCCTCCATCCTTTAGGACTGCTGGAGTCCGCCAACAAAATCTTGACCCTCAAGGGGACAGGCCAAGCCTTGGTAGGATTATGCAAGGAGGTCCTGACAGAGGTCAGTTCAGACCTGCATTCCCGCCTGATGAGGCGACTCAGGCTATGCTAGGTGGAGGTGCTGGAGGGCAAGCAGCGCTTCAGCAGAGGTTGATGGACTTGGCCGCAGTAGAGGGAACAAGGGCCGGTAGAAGTCAAACCCAAATAGACAGACAAGCGTGATTGACATGAAACCAATTGACGCAGCATGGAGGGTTCTGAAAGAAGAGGACTTTGATTTACAAGCAGCATTAGATGCTAACATTGACCCAAACGACCCAATGAAACGGATGCTTGAATCAGCAAGATTACGAAATTCACCGGGTGTTAATTTACAGCCTGTAGATACTCCTCGTGTTACTCAATATCCGAGGTCACCTCGCAACCCATCAGGAGATAACAGAATTGGTATGCAACCGGCCCCTTTGCAACTTAGGCGATTACCCGATGCTCCTGAAGATATGGCTCAAACGCAATTACCGGCTCAACTAACAGCAGGTGCCACTAGTGTTGGTAGAGTAAAGCAAGAATAATTTTCGTGACACTAAAGTTCAAGTAGGGTTTTGTCCTCGGACTTAATATGGTGTGGGATTTGATAACAGGCTTGTCGCTTGTTGTAGGTTTCGGTTTAATCATAGCGACTTGGAAAGAGATAGGTCGCATGAAACAAGAAATAAGCGACTTAACCACCATGGTTAGAATATTCAGATACCGTGCTTTAGAGGAGGAAAGGGATAAACTTGCAAGGCAAAAGGAAAAGTAAATCTTGCGTTCACTGCGGTCATCACCCCACTAGGCGTGTTTATGTCAAAGTCAACAACGTATTCCGAGGAATCGCTTGGCTTTGCAATCAGTGTGATGAGTTTACTAAGGAACCTATGGAACTAAATACTTCAATAGAATAGATTAACTGGGTCAGCAGCCATCCTTTCTAGTGTATTTCAATTGGGCTCATTAACAAACACCTCCGCTGCTGACCCACCCTAATCTTTTTGTCTATGTTTGGCATGGGCGGTCTATGACCGATAATATCTACTGGCTTACAGAAGCCGACGTTATCGGTAAAACAGATTGGTCAGACGTGTCTTTTTGCGACTGTTGCAGTCCGTTAGAACTCAGTCTTGCAGTCATGAAGGCTAAACGAAAGTCAAAGCCGTTTCATGGTTACAACAAAAACAAACACGCTCGCACTGGAGGACTAAGTGCTAAAGGTCGTGCTGCTGCAAAGCGAAAAACAGGCGCTAATCTCAAGCGTCCTGTTACTAAGAAGCCAAGTAAACTCAAGCGTGGTAGCAAGGCCGCTAAGCGCCGTAAGTCCTTTTGCGCTCGTATGAGCGGAGTCAAGGGACCAACCTCTAAACAAGGTAAATTAACACCGAAAGGTGCAGCATTAAAGAGGTGGAACTGTTGATTTTAGTCAAATCTTCATCAGAAGATAATTTTAGACCACGACCTATTCTTGGTAACCGTATTCTAACACCTATTAGAGATGATGATAAAAAAGAAGAGCCTAAGTTTAGACCACGACCTATTCTTGGGTCTATTTTACAAACAGCGACGGGTAACAACAACACACAGATTTCTGCCGGTGGTGATGTAAGGACTAACTTACCTCAAGAACCAATTCCTCAACTCAGTCCTATGGATTTGGCTATGGAAGAAATCAGAGCAGCGCAAAAGCAACGGGAAGCACATGCGAAACAGTTAGAAGAGCAAGCAAAACAGTATGCACAGTTTGAGGAGATGATGGGTGGTGCTTTTAGAGATGCTACCGGAAGAATGATAACAGGATTATCCGAAGAAGCAAGAGATTACATTGGTATTTTAATGGCTCAAGGAATGGATGCTAACGAAGCAGAAGATGCAGCAAGACAACAATTTGGTGAGTAATAAAGAGGTGAAACTGTTAATGTCGGCTTGGTATGAACTTCTAAAGAAAAAAAAGGATGTAGATTTGACTTTACCACGAGGTAAAGAAATGGTCTTACAAGCCGAAGATAAAGACTACGAAAGAGGTTTGCTAGTGACACTGCTAAAGAACGGAGGTTATGATATGGCTTACTGGTATGATAAGCATGAACCTTATCCAATAGAAGTATTAGTTGACGGTAAGTCTATTAAGAAAGATGCTAAGAAAGTTACAATGAAGTTCCATCCTGAACTGAAGAAATCGGTTTTAGTTACAGGTCGTCGCATCGTAAAAGCAGACATTGAACAAATAATACTTGACGAAATAGAAAAAGAGGGTGGTGCTTTGGGTATGAAAAACCTAAGAAAGGTAGTTCCTGACGAGGAAAAATTGAAATCTACACTTGATGATATGGTCAGAAGGGGAGTTATATTCATTCACGAAGATGGAGATATTTATACTCACAAACCTACGGATGAGATGGAAAAGGGGTGCGCTTGTGAACACTGCTTTGGTATAGACAGTGCTTTTGATTTCTTAGAAAAGAAACTTTGTCCAGCAGGTAAAGCCGCAGCCAAGCGCAAATTCAAAGTCTACCCTTCTGCTTATGCTAACGGTTGGGCAGTTCAATACTGCCGAGGTAAGTTTAGAAAGAAGAAGAAGGGGAAAAAGAAATGAGTCGCTGCACTTGCTACGATACTTTAGTCATTAAGAACCTTAATCGATGGTTCAAAGAAAAGTGGGTAGATGTTAGTAGAAAAGACCCTAAGACAGGTAAGCATCCTCCTTGTGGTAGAAGTAAGGCTAAGAAAGGTCGTAAAGGCTATCCTAAATGTAGACCAAGTGTAAAAGTTAGTAGTAAAACTCCAAAGACTTCAGGTTCAATGAGCGAGGGTCAAAAACGTGCAGCCACTAAAAGAAAGCGCTCAAAGAGACAGGGTGTCGGTGGTAAGCCTACGATAGTCAAACGAGACATGTCTCATTGTAACTGTGGTGCGCCCAAAGGGTTTTCTTGCAAAGCGCATTGTAAAAGCAAACAAATGAAAAAAAGCGTGTTAATAAAAGCACCACGTATACCTCGCAAAAAGGGACAACCCGCTGGCTCAAAGAAACACTCTGATTTGTATACCGACGAGAATCCAAAAGGCACCATACATGGTCTAGGGTTCAAGAATCCAGCAAAGGCTCGCCAATCAGTATCCAAAATCAAAAACAGCAGCCGCAGCCACGCTCACAAAACACAAGCAGCGATTGCCATGGAGCAAAGGGCTGATGAAATGGGTAAGAAACAGGAGGCTGCTATTTATCGTAAATTCATCGAGCAGCAGAAAAAGAAAACCAAACAGATGAAAAAGTCAATATTAGTCAAAAGTCCCAAGTCACCTGAAGCAAAGCGTCACAAGTTAGAGTATGATAAAAAATACGAATCTACTCCTGAGCGTGTAAAATATCGTGAGGAGTTGAATCGTGAACGTAGAAAGCGTGGTATCTACGGCAGAGGAGGACCTGATATGAGTCACACAAAAGACCACACACTAGTAGCAGAAAGCCCTCATGCGAACAGGGCTAGGCACTTCAAAGAACGGGGGACACTTAAATCAAATGACTTTTATGTCATGGTAAGGTGAATCTCTTGAATGACTGGTGGGAAGAATTATTTAAGCAAATGCTCAAAGTCTCTTTGCACAATCTAATTAAAATTGAAGAATTGCAAGATGGCTCAATAGAGGCAGCAACGCTCTTGATGGAAGCGGCTGATAATTACAACTTCCTCCAACAGGCTTATCACGATAAGTGTTCTCAGAGTATACATGTCGAGTTCATTCTCACCGATGGATGAGGCATGGTCGTATTTACAAAGTAACGACAAGATTGAAAAATTAATCCCATTAGTTCCTTTAGCGATTGGAGCAGGTTTCGGTGCACTCGGTGCCTATACAGGTGCTGGTGGTAGATTTGAAGATGACGAGGGTAACTTTGATTTGAATTTTGGAGGTGAGGCGGGCTTTCAAGACCCAGTTACAGGTGGGATGCTTTTCGATGTAGGTGCTGGTGACTCTACCGCAGCGAGAATAGGAGGTGGTGCTTTTGGTGCATTACAAGCGTTTAATCCGGCAACTGGAATCAAAGCCATAGGTGGTGGCATTAAAGGTTTAAGGTCTGCCTCTAAAGCAAAAAAAGCAGAGCAAGCAGTAAGAGCGGGGAAAGCAGCAGAACAGGCAGCGTTAGCGGCAGGTCGAAATGCATCTCAAGCAAAGCAAGCGGGAATTTTAGCAGAAGAAGCGATTCTTTATCCCGGTGTTCAAAATGTCAAAGTTGCCCCCGGAGTAATTGATTCTACTAGACCGTTAGCAGCACGAGCCAAGGGTGCAGGAGGTGCAGCAGCCGATGCTACTGGTAGAGGATTGACTCGTTTAGGCCAAAATCGCCTTGCTAGATTTGCAGGCAGGGCCGCTCAAGTATATGGTCAGGACCAACAGCACGGCTTTGGAGGAAAATTAGGAACATTAGCCGCTTCAATCATGGCACCTAAATTACCTGATGCAAATGTAAATACTGGTGGATTTGGAACTGTTCAAGGTAGCGGCTCCTCAAACCCAAGTGGTTTTGGTGCCACAGGCTCAGGCTCAGGTAGGTTTGGAGCGGCTAATAACATGAACAACTTGTCCGCTCAATTTAGCAATAGGACCGCAGGACAAGAAATATTCAACCCCGACGCTTTTAGAGGAAATAGGAGAGCAGTGGCGTTTGAACGTCAAAAAGAATTTGGCGGATTATGAAGGTGATAATATGTTTGTAAACAGAATTGGAAATGAAATAAAAAAAGAATTAGACGAAGTGACTCACAAAGCACACTGTATGGGTGATGCTGAGTCAAAGGCCGATGATAAGAAAAAACCTGCTCATGGTATGGTCATTGTCATTGGCTCAAAAGCAGGCCCCGGTCCTTCAAAGAACGGTAAGCGTGAAAAGAAAGATTCTGAAAAGAAAGATTAAGTCAATTTGAAGTTGAGTTAGACCTTCGGCCTCACTGGGTCGGAGGCGAAATTCCCTCTCGCACCTCCGGCCCGCCAAATTTAGTTATACTTAAATTAAGCAGGTAACTCTTTATTTAGGGTCGATTACTGCCTTCATCGAGAGGGATATTGATATGAGTAGTTTAGAAGCACCTCGTGAACATGACCAAGCAGAAATCCGTTTGATGGGTCTGATATTGACTCAAGCGGTGTCGATAGGTATAGCAATTGCTATATTTGATGCAGAACTTTGGATTGATTTAGACGACCCAACCGTTAATGGAGTGACCTATGCAATGGCAGCGTTCGCTGTTCAAGGTCTAGCGTATTATCTTTTCAAAATGTTTTTCCAACAAGGTATGGACGAAAGAGCAAGGATGGCTGCACAAGAACGGCAGAGAAGAAATCGATACAGAAGTATGGAATTTACTTTTGACCAACGTCGCCAAGACATGGAAATGAGGATGCAAGAAGCACAGTTAGAGGCTGAGTTGAACTGGATGCAAAAACACCCCGGTCAAACACCACCTTGGATAGAGGCTAGAATGTATAACGGAAGCACTTCTACCGCAGACTTCATACCTACTGACATTAAGCCAAAAGAACCCCTTAGCCTTGGTTTGGACTTTTCGGAAGAAACCCCGTTGAAATTAGACGGGACTCCTGATAAGAGGTATCAAAAGAAAAAAAAGGAGTGAAGTCGAGTGGGTCGGATATTCAAAACACCTTCTGATGATGCAGTTGAAGAAACTCTGAGAAGTATGCATATCGCTAACACGGTAGATGTAGCATACGAAAGAGCAGTGGGCTGGATAAAAGTTGTAATATTTTCTTTAATCACAGCATTTGTCATTAGTGCTTTTGAATTTTATACAGATTGGAATCTTTGGGAAGTTTCAGGAAACTGGTTAAAAGACACTTTGTCTTCTTGGGCAGACTCTATCTTTGATTAGGTGATATTATGGGCGCAATGGCTGGCTCCGCATTAGTAGGAGGGATGGTGTTCGCTCGTGAACTTTGGCATTACTTCGTTCCTAGGAAAATTGGAATTTATGGACCTACAACAGTTGGAAAAACTACCTTAGATAGGTATATGACAACGCCCGGCGAAATGGAAGATATACCGCTGAATCAACGAACTAAACATTTCAAAGTGCCGGGTATGAATCGGTTTATGTTACCAAGACCTAGTAGGAAAAGAGTTTCTTACAAAGGTGATACTAGAGTCGTTTATTCTGCCGATATAGGTGGAGAAGAAAGATTTTGGAATCTTTGGTTAGACGATATGGTCAATCGACAAGTTGAGGCTGTGATATTTTTGTTTGACCACAAGTGTAACGAAGGCGGTGATGCTGCTATTCAAGCCGTAGGCGGATTCAAATATTTAGTAGACTCGATAATTCATAGACAGTATCGCTATCGCAAATTCAGGTCTTGGTTCAAGGGTAAGAAGTATTGTCCAAAAGTCATCATGTTAGTTGCTAATAAAGCAGACCAGTGGTGGGATGAACAAGCGAATATATTGTGGCAGCAACAAAGATTGGGTGAACATAAAATGTTTGACCCATTCAGAGAAGATTTGATAAGGTTGCAGAAAGCAGGAGTGCCTACTAAAAGAGGTATGATGGCTACTAAAATTGGTTGGAATGTAGAGAATACAATGCTGGATTTATTAGTATAGGTGATTATGATGAGATGGAGATATGGACAGGTGCCACAAAGTGATGTCAATTTGGCTAATATGAGTCAAGCGCACTTGATGGCTTTAGGGCAACAGGGTAATACTAATCACGAACAGTTGTTAGAAATGCAATCGGCTCAGCAGGGTATGAAACAAGTAGCAGAGAAGAAAAACTTAGAAGTTCCTAAAGTTAATTTTTACCCCAGTAGACATCCTGACCCAAGAAAAGCAAGAAAGCAAGACATAAAGCAGGCTAGAAAGTTGTTGACTCCTACAAAGCGAGCATGGTATAATCCACTTAGGTGGGTTTGGGGTCGCAAATACAGATATAATCGACAGTCAAATCTTTGTGTTATAGACGGATGTAACTGTGAGGAGTTAATCAAGTATGACAACTTGTATGCTAAAATATGTGATGAAGAAACAAGTGAAAGTTTGTGGGATTTGTATTGGAGGAACCCAGTGACAAAGACTCCCGAACCGTTTGTAGCAAGAGAGCAAGTCACTAATGGTAGAAAGATGAAGGGGACTTATTGCCCTGAACACTTACATCTCTATCATTTACTGTGTAAGTGGGAGGCAGAGGCTGATAAAGACCACAGTAAGACTAGAATGGGCATGAAAGAAATGGTAAAGAAAGGAGTAAGCACTATTGCTGTCCCTGTTTCGATTATTAGGAAAAAAGACAACACGCCTGAATTTCTGAAAAAGTATGAGCCTTTCTTTATTGAATTGGAAAAAGATTCAAAGTCTCAAAAGGGAATTAGTTTACTTCATTACAAAAACCCTGAAACTGGAATTAATGACGTAACTATGATTGTGTTTGATTTGAGGCTTTTCCAAACAGAAATGCTTTCAGCGACACCTACTGTTGCAGATGCAATTGCTAACTTAGGTATATTACAACTACCTACTAATAGTCCAATCGATACCAATGAGGTTATCAATCAGAGTGGCTTGCCCCAAGTAGAGCAAGGTATGTTTTCACAGTGAGGGATTTGAAATGTTCAACAATAATAACACCAATGGAGCGTTAAACTTAGGAGCGACTTCTCCTCAGCCAGCACAGACTAATCCATTTGCCAATCAAAATGGCATGATGCAACAAGCAAGTCAGAATCCATTCATGACAGGTATGATGGGAGGAGCAGGTATGCAGTCCAATATGATGGGGCAGCAACCGATTGCACCACCATCAGAAATGGATATTCATTTGGCTTTGATGAAAACACTAGCACCTATTGACAGATTTATTGCAGGTGGGCAAATGGGTGTTTTACTTCAAATGCTGAATGACTTAGTTTCTTTTTCAGTTATTGAAATATTGAAAAATGCAACCTTTGTAATCAATGAAGATGACGGCACTATGAAAATGGACATTACATCTCTACCAAGTAATCTCCAAACTATGAGTGCAGAAAACGTCACAGGTCAATTTAATAGTTTACAAATGACAAGTCAAAGCAATATACAAAATGCAGAAATGCAACAGCAGCAAATCGCTGCGTTCGCTCAACAATCTATGATGGGTGGAGCATTGAATGCCGCACTACAAGATGATGGTTTCATGAATAAAGCAGGTAATGCTGCCGGAAGTTTCATGGGTAAATTTATGGGGATGAGATGATGGTAAAAAGTGAGCCTTTCTTAGGTTTTTCAACGACAGCGATGGAGATATTTGCACCAGTAAAAAGTGTTATTGTAGATATGGTGATGGTCCAATTATTGGCTATCATAGTAACTCTAGGCTTAGTGCTGATTACAGGCGGTGACAACTTAAATAGCGAAACAATGGCTTACTTAGTCGCTGGTTTGTTCGGCGCTTTCTTTATGCTTGGTGGCATTTATTCCCGAATATCCGACATTTAGGTGAGTTCCCCATTTACCAAGAGGGCATTGACTAGATGTCAGTGAAGTCTTAACTCGCATCTGACAGCCGCATTCGGTGCATCGGTTACTTCTGTGTTCCCAACTAGGACATACCATACACATGTCCATTCTTAATCGTTTGACATCATCGGGCACAAACCTTCTCATCACTATGTCTCTACCTGCTTTAGCCAAGTCTTTCGCAGTATTTACTGATACTGGAACGCCCATTATTTTAGGCTGTATTCTTGGCAGTTTCATGTTCACTCGGTTAAGGTAATCATTCAAAAGGGTTATTGGCATCAATCTCCTCGGATTCGTTATGGCGGAAGGTCGTCAGACAAAGCGTTCTTGTCCTTTTTGTCAACATGGCGATAGAGATGCGCTGGAACAAGACATAGTTGATGGTATTTGCAATCCTCAAATCCTAGACAAAGATATGGGTTGGAGAGCGAATACTGCTGAGCGACACATGAAGAACCATGCAGGTGATTATCATGCAGGTGCAAATCATTCTTGCGTAGTCTGCACCAGTGATGACAGGCGTGCTTTGGAAGTTGCTTACTTTGAAGGAGAGCGCACGAGTGAGAGTATTGCTGATGAACTAGATTGTAGCGAAGAATTAGTATATAGACACATGAAGCACCACTTCCAACCACTTGTAAAGAAAAGTTCTGCTGCTATTGTAGCAATAAAGGTTGGAGAAGAAGTTGACATTCTTAGAGGCAATGTCCAAAACTTAAATGGAAAACTTGCTCAGTTCATGGCAGAGTCTAATGTTCATGACGATGGGGTTATTTCGGATATGGTTAGGCTACACAAAGAAGTTAGAGAGACTCTGAAAGACCTCACCAATTACAGAGAGAAGTGGGCAGAGCCGACTACTAATGTCGCTAATAATACTATTAACGTCCTGAAACTTGAATTAGGTAAAGAGAGTCCCGATGTTTGGAAGCGAGTCAAGGCTAGCCTCCTCTCTCAGGCAGACGGTAAGGTAGACGAGGATATTCTTGATATTTTGTGAGGTTTAAATTATGCCAAGAACACCCACCGGCTCTGATACTCGGATGTATAGTCCGAGAAGCGAGTCAAACTTAGGTTATTCTAAGGATGATGACGCTTATGCCTATGGGCAAGGTGACCCTGAACAACGAGAGTTGATGCGTGATAAGAAGCAGTCTGAAAAAGAGCAACAGACTTACATAGCGGATTTGCCTCATTTGCAAATATCTATACCTAAAACAGCACCTTCAACACCTCCGATGATGCCGGAAGAAGAAGAAGAAGAACCTATGATGGATAATCAATTCAATGAAGGTCAGCAGTTTGGTGCTATGACAGGCATGCCCGATACAGGTAACTTGAGTATCGGTAACGCAACAGGGACAATGCCAGCACCGGGCGGTATGCTTGCTACCGGAGAGCCGATGAATGACGCTTGGTCTACTTTGATGAAAGAAGATGAAGATGTCGAAGAAGATGAAGATGATGAAATACCTGATAGAAGGTTTAACAAAAAGCCTCCTATCGATATGAATGCAGAAATCAACAGACTTAGGAGACTGGCTGCCGAACCTGTAATAGAAATGAGAGAAAATGAGCAAAGAGAGGAAATGATTAGACCCACTGCTCACGGCAATCCTGACTATTTTAGACAAAGCGAGCCGATGGATAATGCTTGGTCTACTCTTATGAAAGCCCGACTTGACAAAGTTAAGGGTGCTAAAGACAAATCATGGAAGCAGACTCAATTTGAGATTCAACCGGGCGGCTCGGACATCACTACTGCTAACACTCGCAGAGCAAAATTGCAATCAAGATTCTTACAACCCCACAAAAAACGAGGCGTCGACCTAGCACCGTTAAGTGTTCATCGAACTCACTTAGGTATAGAGACTAAGCAACCTCAGAGGCTGTTCCCTCGTGATTATGGTCATCAGATGGCTACACAGGCTCGTAGAAAATTGATGGGCAACGTGCCTCAGATACCAGCAGGTCACGGTCTTGGACCTGAACAGGCTTACAACCCGAAGTCACCTAAGCAATCTTCTTCTAAGGGACTATCGCTAACTGAGCCAAGAACTATTCGTGAAAGGGGTAAATCATTCGCTAAGTCCGTCAAAGAAGATTTGGAAGAAATATCAAAAAGAGCAGACTATATGCAATTTACTCAAATGCGAAGACTACTTCGCAGACTAAAAGAACTAGCAGAAAAGAACGAGCGCAGACTCAAATCGAAGGAACAAAGCGGTCACGGTAACAATCGTGAAGCCGGACACCGTGAGGCTCAAAATAGCACTACTAAACCTGAAGGTGCTACTGAGAACCTTGAAGATGACCCAAAAAATTGGGGCGCTCCTTCTACTCTTTTCGCTGCTAGAGGTAGCGGGAGGGTAGGCTGATGTGGAAGGTCCATCTACCTGCTAGTTCTTATTTAGCAAAACAGACACCTTTCTTTGGCACTAACCATTTTCTCAAAGCGTTAAATCCTATCTTATTGAAAAGTGCTGGTTTGACTTTTTTTGGCAGAGGCATGCATGAACCTCACGGATGGGCACCGTCTGATGCAGGTATAAATGACGACCCTAATGAGCCGGACCACCCACCTTGGAATCATGACCCTAAGACAGGTGAATTGTTAGATGGAGGATTACACCCAATAGATTTCATACTTCGTGATTTACAACAGCGCTTTGGTTACACCCCTGAAGAAGCACAAGGTAAAGTTCAGCAAGCGATTGACAAGTATAATCAAGCGCATGGCGAAGATGGTAACCATACCTTACCTAACGTAGACAGTCCACAATGGAGAAAAGTTGTGGTGGGCCCTTACTATGATAATAGCGAAGAAACTCACATGAGGAGGGTGAGAGGTAATGAGCCCGCTTACGAAGGAGGGCCAAGACCGTTTGTAACTTACGCTTACAATCGTGGTAACGTATCAGGCGGGGCCACAGGTAGGTGGATTGACAGTGGTATGATTCACATGAACAAGGAATTAGGTCAGGTTTTACAGGCTGACGGTAAAGATACAACTGGTTTGAACTATGTTAGTTACAACCGTTTACTACCCGGTAGTTTGAGTGGCGGAGTAGTTCAATCTATTAGCACTGGTGATTGGAAAAGATACCAGTCAAGTGGTCAATTACCTGACCATTATCTGACTCCTGAAATGCAACAACAGATGGAAGATAGTCGCTTTCATCCTGAAATACACGCTCATCAACTAGCAAAGTTACTCCCTGACGCTTTTTTCCATGCTCCGACGGGTAGTGGTGGAGGTAGAGGTTCAGGTCTTACTGGTGAAATGTTAGGTAATCACCTAACTACCATGGGAGTAGACCATGGTCTTGATGAAGAAGAATTGAATAAATTCGCTGGCACTAGGGCCATGAAATATTTGTTTCAACCCGGCCATCAGAAGATAGCAACTACTGGCACTGGTGGAGGGGCAGTTACCACATTACTTAGAGATTTGATGAGGGAAATAGATGCTCACCATGAACATGAGAATTATGGAATGCATTTGAGTCATGCTAAGAATGCAAGGGTTGACTCTAATATACCATTAGCAAGGGCTGCTAACGAAAGGTCAAAAGAAGTAGTAGCGCACATGAGTCTTGCTGCTCATAAATTGATGGAGCAAGGTATGTCTGAAGAAGACGCAATTTCAGAAGTTGCTCGTCGTATGCGTGAGGCTGATATTTCTAAAGGTAGATTTGTAGAAGAAGAAGGACTTAGAGAAAAGATTGAAAATGTTATTGATTTAATGCTAGGAGCAAGCGGTCATGAAAACTTCAATCTTGGCAAAATACCCACTGACCCTAACGAACATCATCTGAAAACTCCAACAATCGATGAGTTTGGGCATCATGAAGCGCCTGAACACTGGCATGGTCGTATTATTTCCGGTGAGCATGAATTAGCGCCGATAGGTAACAGTAAGAGAGAAGAAGAAATCCCTCCTTCACTTGCACCTAAACCCGCACCCGCACCGCCACCTGCTCCCGTATCTGCACCGACTGTGGGAGTTGACCCTGCTCAAAGATTAATCACAGACCCTCGTAATTATGTCAGACCGGCAGCGCCAGCACCAGCACCAGTAGCATCACCTGCACCTAGAGTAATACCACCTCCTCAAATGAGGGCTGCTACGCCTTTAGAGCAAGCATTCCAACAAATGATGGGACAGCCTGAGCAGCAAACCTTTTTTGACATAGGTAGCGGTGCGCTTGTCAGACGCTCACACGACATCAACGTCGGGATGGATGCGATTAGGAAAAAAATTGGATACTTTGATGGGTTTTTGAGAGGTGAGCGGTAATGGGTAAAATATTGGTGAAAAAGTCTGTCGACGTGCAATATCCAGTATCAGGTCAGCCAATACTTGTCACCGGCGGTGGCGGAGGTGGCGGCGCTTCTCCAAGGGGGATGACCCTTCAAGAAAGATTAAGTCGAATAGGAGGGGGAACCCTTGGTGCACTCGCTGCTGCGACAGGTCAACATCGCAGTTTAGGTAGCCTCGCACAAGGTATGGTATCAGGAGCCGCTCAAGGAAAGGCTATCGGAGGAGGTCTTGGACGAATGGCTACCACTCGTGCGGGCCAAGAGCGTGCTAATTTACGAGAAAGGTTGAAGCAAGAAGCAGCGGAGGGTAAAGCAGCCAAGCAGATAGCGAGGCGGAACCGAGGAGAGGGCTTTTTAACAAATTTACTCAATCCAATAGGTGCATACAACAGGCGAGTAGCAGATAGAGCAGCGGGTAGACTTGACTTTGCTCGACAGATGAATCGAGAGGCCGAAGATTATAGTCGAAATATGGCGGAACTATACCGTGATGTTGGTAGAGAACAATTCAATCAAATACGCAGACCTCAGTTGCAGCAAGAAAGAGCCAAATTACTTGCTGCTGCTAAAGCAAGAGGTGGAGAATTAGGTGCTGAACAAAAAAGAAAACTGGGAATGTTAGACAGTTTGGTGCAACGAACTGGCGCTCCTAATTTGGAACAGGCACTCGGCATATTGTCTAGCGTTAATCAAACAGCATCTCCTCCACCGGAACAAGTAGGTAGTAACGTAAACATGGTAGGGGGTAAACTTACGGTAAACGGTCAAGAAGTCCAACCTGACGCTCAGGGTAATTACAGTGCGCCGGGAGTTAGCATAACTGGTTCTTCCATAGGTGGTGGTGGTCCTGAAGAAACTGCTGCTGCTAAAAGAGTAATGGGTAAGGTTTTGGCTGCTGGCGGTAGTAACGCTGACGTTAAAGCCGCTATGACGCAACACATAGGGGAAAGAATAGCACAACAAAATAACGTAGGAGCAGTAAACCCTTCTGAGATGACAGAGTATAATGCAAAAGCAATACGTGACACTATGGCAAGGCGTAATGAAAAACCACTTGCTACGGAAGAAAGCCATCCTACTCAACAAAAAATAGGAACGGCTATTTCAAACGTATTGGCTACTCAAGAGCCTGAAACAGGTAACCCATTGGGTAATTTTACCAGTCCCGAAATGACTAATTCTCCTTTAGCGACACAGGGATTAAGTGCAGCAAATATGGTTGCACCGCCCAGTGATGGCGTTGTCGCTGAAACTACGGCAGATAAGCAAGCGGAAAATTCACAAATGAACCTTGACACTACCCCTGAGCAAAACTTACACAGTCTTTTTGAAGCATTAGGGCCACCGCAAGAAGCCCGTAGTGCTGAACCTATTGGCACTGGTTACAGTGGTCCTAATCCAAACGTGCAAGCCTCAGAGAAAGCCGCAAAAGATATGGATTTAGCAGGATTTTATGCAGCGGCGGAAGAACAAAGTAGACCTATCGAGTATGATGAGTTTGGATTTCCAATACGAACAGGTGAGCCGATGGAATTAGCATTTAGATTACTCAAGATGATGATATTCAACAGGTGATGAGGTCGTCCGATGTTAACAAACTCATACTTGAAATGGATATGGAAATGTCCAAGAAGTCATTTGAGTATTTCTTCACTGACATTTTAGGTTTTGATTTCTCAGACCACCACAAACAGTGGCTTGATGGATTGAATGGAAATAGATACTATTGTGTCAAAGCAAGTCGTGACCACGGTAAATCTGTTTTCTTTATGTCGTATGCGTTGTGGTTAGGTGCTTTCAATCCTAATACTCACATCATGGTGTTTAGTCACTCTCTTGAACAAACGCTTGAACACATGAGGTTTATTCGCAACAATATAGAAACGACTGACATCCTCAAAGGATTGAAACCGCAGGGTAAACCTTGGGCTAAGTCTTACTTTGAATTTACTAACGGCTCTCGTATAATGGCAAAGTCTGTTGGTGGTGCTACTCGTGGTTTCCACCCTGACGTTGTAGTATGTGACGATATTCTTTGGGGAACCACTACTTCAGAATTAGCAAGAGCGGCTGATTGGTTCTATACTGTCTTGCTTCCTGTTCTGCATCACACGGGTCGATTAATGATGGTAGGCACTCCTTTCAGTTATAACGACCTGTATGCTGAATTAGAAGATAAAGATACCTTCACGGTAGAGACTTATCCTGCTATTTTACCTAATGGCGAACCGCTTTGGCCCGGCAGATGGCCGCTAGATGCATTGAAAGTTCGTGAAGAATCTATGCCTGCAATCAAATTCGCTCGTGAATATCTTTGTGAGCCTATTCACGATATGTCAAGTATGTTTCCAATGTCACTTCTTGAAAAGGCAAGGGACAAAGAGTTGATTTTACTTGATAAGGCCGAGCAAGAATTTGATGAAAATGGCGACCCTAACGGAATATTCGGCCAACACTTTGTAGGTTGGGACCCTGCTATTGCTTCGGATGCGAACGCTGACTACACTGCTATGGCGGTAATCAGAATGTTACCTGACACAGATGAAAAACAGTTGATACACGTTGTCAATCAAAAAGGTCTGAACAGTATGGCTCAGAAAAGACAAATCATTATGCTCAATAGTAGATTCCAACCTGACCTTATTGAACTTGAAGGTAATAATTTCCAACGTATGTTTGAAGCAGAATTGAAAGAAATGAAAGAAGATATACCAATTAAGACATTTATGACTACTCGACAAAAGAAGGAGTCTATGTTTATGAGTTTACTTTTAGCGTTTGAACAAGGTCAAATGAAAACACCTTGGGGAGATGAAAGAAGCAAAGAGTTTACAAGAGCGCTTGAAACCCAACTTAGCAGATTTGGAATGCAAAAGAATGGTAGGTTAGAGTCAGTAGGCTCCCATGATGACTTGGCTATGGCTTTGGCTTTGGCTAACTGGGCGACTAAAGAGTTCAAAGGTAGCATAGTATTACTAGATGATTACCTTAACGGATTCGATGATTGGTTTGGAGATGTATCTCAAAGGCACGTTGCTGGTGCAAGGTGGTTTACGATATAATTATATGACACCAAAAATTGGAGATTATTATGTGGTCAAGTTTGAGTGTTGGGGATTCAGGGACTCATATCGAAATGGGTCACGATATATTGAATATAATAGCATCAAGTCTAGTAAGTCATCCTTTAGTAGACGAAAACATTGCTAAATCAATTGCCTCTCAAAGCGTGATTGTTACTAAAGAAAACACTCCTAAGATTCAATACATGCCGTTTGCTCCCACTGGCGAGGGCTGGTTTGAGGATAAAATAGGCAAAAGTGCTAACAGTATTATCAGAGATTTGAGGAAAGCACGTAGGATATTCAAAGAAGATAAGGAAGAAATAGACAATATCATATCAAATGTAAGAGCGTTAAAGAGTTCTGAAGTAGATGCTACTTTAGCACTGCTTTCTTGGGGAGACAGTTACAAAGACTCTATGCGTAAGATGGGATTATCTGACAAAGATTTGAGGTCGTTAAGATTATTCGGTGATGCTAGGAAGTCTAGTTTGATTAGAGCATGTAATCTTTGGAACAGTGCAGAGGATGCGTTAGTTAAGTTAGACGAATTTGAAGACGTTTGGGGTGAAGAAGAAAAGAACGCATGGGTCAATGCTATGCAGTTGAAAAAAGACGCTAGGTCTATGTGGAGAAGCGCCCTTCACCAATTTGATAATATATCAAAAGAACAACAGAAGTGGTTAAATTTGTCAAAAGAAGAACTCAAACAAAAAGGTGCCATGTCTGCGAGGGCTATCGCTAGTAACTTGATTGAAAAAGGAGTTAAAAGACTGAACTCTAATAGGTTGTCAGGCTTGTTGAATATGTATGGTGAAGAAATCAATATCATAAAAGGGCACAGAAAAGGCGAGTATGTGTATATGGGCCGTGATGGTCTTATAATCAAAGACAATTGGGCTTATGCGGCAGGGTTTCTTGATGCCGATGGTTACATTACTATAACTGAAAGAGGTGAGCCAAGAGCGGGATTTTTAGCAACAGGTGACAGAGGTCGTATGCATTGCGAAGAATTGCATAAAAATATAGGTGCAGGGGTTTTGCAATTAGACCAAAAGATATTTTCAAATAGTCAGAAAAGCCAGCATAGGGTTACTTTTTATGCCAAAGATGATTTGAATAAACTATTGAATAACCTAACCCCTCATTTAAGGATGAAAAACATGCAAGCGAAGGCAGTTTTGGCATATATCGAAGAAAGCGACCCAGTAAGAAAAACTCAATTAAAGCGCTTTGTGCAATTTTCTAATAGAGACGGAACTACCAAAGGTGAGGACTCTTTGCGTCAGTGGGGAGTAGACAAAGATACTGTGATAAGTTGGGCGGAGGGATTGTGATGGCAGAGAAAAAAGGAAGGGTAGGTAGACTGTTAGAGACTATCGCTAGTCCATTCCGTAGACGAGCCACTCCTGAACCTCAAATGCCACTTTGGACTACTGGTATACAAGAGCCAGTATTAGTTCAAGGAATTACCATACCAGCGCTATATGCAGTGGCTAATGAAAATTTAATTTTAAGAACAGTGCTCACTACTCTACAACAAGAAATATTCAGAAGGGGATATTATTGGGAAAAGAAGTTTCATAAGAAATGCACAGATTGTGATAAAGAATACCAACACGATGTTGAAACTTGCGTTGAGTGTAGTGGTGACGTTCGTGACCCTGACCCGGACCAACTTGTTTACGGCAGGTGGCTGTTGGAACAGCGCAACTCCATGGAGCAAACATTCATGGATGTCTTGCGTGAAATTGAGTATGACTTGAATATAACTGATGATGCTTTCTTAATTCTTATTAAAGAATATTACATAGACCCTGAGACAAACGAAGTATCATTTTATCGTGTAAAAGAGATAGTGAGAGGCGACCCCATTTTTATGAGGATAATAGCAGACAAGCGTGGGGTTAGAGGGGGCCGTTTCAGAGTTTGCCCTATCCATCGTAGTCAAGTAAAGTCTTACTCCGAGCAAGAAAAATATTGCGAAATATGCGGTGGTGAGATGGAAGATGTTCATCACGTAAACACAGCCGGTAGTGGAAAGACTCAATATTATTTGAAAGGAGAAGTAATACACGTCAGTAAATACCAACCATCTAAATTATATGGGCGCAGTCCCGTATCTACACTTTGGCGACAGGCTATGACGTTGACCGCTATGGACAACTACATGTATACTGCTTACTCAAAGCGTAGAATACCTAGAGGTATATTGAGTGTGAGCACTGACAATCTTGAGTCAATGAAATCTTTCTTCAAGGCTACTGATGAAAAATTAGAGCGTGACCCACACTACATTCCTAAGATTGGTGTTGAATCCAGCACTGGTCGTGGTGGCATTAACTGGGTCAAACTAATGGACAGCCTAGAGGAAATGCAGTATATACCTGCGAGAGATGAAATGAGGCAACGTATAGCAGCCTTCTATGGTGTATCTAATGTATTTATGATGGACACTGGTAAATCCGGTGGACTCAACAATGAAGGTATGCAGATACTCGTTACTAACAGAGCAGTTGAGTTCGGACATAAAGTATACAAAGACCACTTGTTCCCAAGATTATCAGAGCAAATGGATATTACAGATTGGCAAATCACTCTATATCCAAACGAAGAAGAAGACGAGGTTACTCGTTTACGCCGTGATGAAATGGAAGTAAATATAGCACAACGTATGATGATGATGGGCTACCAACCTAACTTAACAGAGGATGCGAATCGAGACATACGTTTCATTTACAAGCAACCTGAGCCGGGCCAACAACCTCCTGCTGGTCCACAGCAAGGTAGAATGCCTCCGGGCGGAATGCCTATGGGAGGTATGCAAATGGGAGGAGGCATGGGAACTCCCGGCGCTCTCCCTAGTCGAAATATTTCACCTCAAGGGGCCGCTCAGTTAGCAAGGCAATCGCAAATGGGTATGGGTCAACCCGGAGGAGAGGGGATGGGACTAAGGAATAGAGGCCCTGCTAGCCCTCAAAATAGAACCAGTATGGGGGCGGGTGCGCCTTTTTCTAGCGTCCAACAAAGAGGCCCTCAGCCTAGTGGTGTCCAGCAAGCAGCACAAAGTGTAGTTAATGCGAGAAATCCAAGGGGTGCTTGAGGAACATTAAAGTTATGAGGTGTGTTGGGATGACTATGGACCTGAAAAAATTAGACCCTATGGCTCGTAAATTGAGGACGCATGTAGACGGGTTTTACAAGGCACTAGAATCAAACGACGGTATGTCTGCTCGCAATCACATTGCTGAAGTAATGAAGTATGCTGATTACCTAAGTAACGACATAGAAAGCGCTGTCGTCAAAGAAGACCATGTTTTGGGAGTCAACGACCGATTCGCCGGTGGAGTTCCTGTTATGAAAATGACAGAAGTTCAAAGCGTTCACGAAACCACAACAAATGTTCTACCGGGAACCATTCGCACTTCTAGGTTTGGTAATATCAACAGGCGACTATCTAATAGAACATTGTGAGGTGATTACGTGAGCGATGAGGGGGAGAATGTCGCAGAGCGCCTTATGGGTGCTTTGATTACTAAAATGGAAGTTATGGATGCGGGTATCCAAACACTGAAGGCTGAGAATCAACAACTTAAAAAAATGATTCAGAATCCTGCGGCACTTTTGAAAAAAGCAGGTTTCGTATCTATAACCACTCAGATGCCATCGGACGTAACAGTAGATGGCTTTAGGGGAGATGTAGACGATTTTATACTAAAAGGTGAAGGTGGAGAGATAATAGACGTGCCTACTAGCAACGCAGATTTCCACAAAATGGAGTGGGCTGATATTCACGCTTTGGCCGAAGAAGCCAAGCAAAATGGTGCGATAGGGAATCAAATAGGAATGGAGTGATATTATGAGGCCAAGATTTGAATTAGCAAACGACCAAGCGTATGAATTGTTGAAAGCGGCTAAAGATTTAGAAGCAAGGATAGCAAAGAAAGAAGGTAGTATGCCTGACTATACTAGTCAAAAAGAAGGCTCTGACGTAGGTCACTATCGATTTGAAACAGCAGTTGGTCAAGTTCCTAACACATTTTACTATACAAACAATACAGTTCCAAATGTAGAGGACATTGCCAACAAAGGAGCAATATCTGAAAACAGCGACGTTTTGACTAGAGAATCTCCTTACTATCCTACTGCGTTTAGCACGACAGGTGCTCTTGAAAACTTCAAGGGTGGCGACGGTCCGACCATGACCGATGTAAAGAAGTCACTAGACCGATTGTCCAGCCGTCTGAATTAAACGGCTGGTGGTGTTAATGCGAGAAGGTCCACTTGATACCTTAGATAGGCATCGCTTAACCTTCGTAGATTCACTATTCGACGGTATAGGGAAAGCAGATGCCGGTGCTGATTTTTATTTGTCTGCAATAAGTGCAGAAAGAAAGGGGTATAAATTAAGCGTAGATGATGAAACTCTTATCAAAATGTTTGGCAGTATAATTGCTAAACAGGACGAGCAAGAAGTTACTGGTTCGCAAGTATACGACTTAGGTAACGAGGTAGAAGATTCAACTCTTAGAGAAACTGGAGTTTCACAGTTTGATGTGGCTACTGATTTAGGTAGTAGAGGAGATGCTTTGTCAGATAATCCTTCTTACAAAACAGACCGAGTTATGCATGCTGAGCCGGGAAGTGCTGGTAATTTAGCAGGTCATAAGTGGAATATGGAAGACGGAGATTTGGTTGAAGACCCGCATGCTACAAGTAATTACATTGGAGATGTGCAAGAAAGGTTTGTTGACCATTTAGGTGACTTTTTTCTTGCTGATAATCCGATAGATGAATCGCAGTCTCAAATAGACCATCACAAAGAATCCTCTTGGGAGGACTGGACTAACAGTAATGAGCATGACTTTTTACTAAATGAACATCATTTCGGTAGGTTAGGGACAGTGGGTAACGATTACCTTACCAATCACAGTCTTTATCAACATCATTACAATCAATGGGAAAGAGATAACGCAGACAGGATTGATGAGAGAAAACAAATACTATCTCAGCAAGGTATGGACGATAATGAAATCGAACACGAGATGCAAAAAATTCACATGGACCAAGTAAAAAGAGATTGGCAAGAAAATTTAGGATTCTTAGATTTCATGCTTGGATTAGAATGGCTTACTCCTGAAGAAAGAAAGTCCTTTTATGACCATGTTGAGGAATACGGTGCATCTGATATTACTCAACCTTTCAAATTAAACAGGCACAATATGGCGGGAAATCCTGATTTCATACCGAGAGCGAAAAGAAACTTTGCTCAAAGGTTTTCAGGACTCTACGACTCTTGGACTAGGGGCGCAGCCTACCCCGGACAGGGTTTGAGAAAAGAACCAATTGGATTGCCCGATGATGTTCGGGTAGTAGAAAGAGCGCACAATACTCTTGCGTTAGATGAACATAGAAGTCCCGGTAAGACTGGCTCTGCTATGGAAAGGGCCATTGCCTACATGAATGAAATGATGAGAGATTATTACTTTGACCAAATGCCTAACCAAACGCCTCCTCAATATAGTGCTAGCGATATACCTACATTTACAGAATTAGAAGATGGAAGTTTCGATGTCGATACAGTTCCTAGATTTAAAGCAGATAAAAAAAGCAAATTCGGTGGTAGATACAGTCATGTTTCTTATGATGCGTTAAAACTCATGCTTGGTATAGATGAAAATAATCAAATCTTTGAAGATAACTCTCATCCGGTATGGGGCTCATACTGGAAAAAGGATAACGCCCCTTTCTCTCAAGAAGAAGTGGACAAGATAATGGATAGTAGGGGCAAGGCTGCTAAGCAACTAGCGGCCTCCGGTAGAATGAGTAAAAACCATGGCTACATGCATTATGGTCATCACATAAATGGTGACAAATACGATTACTCAGATGATGATAATACACTTGCTACTTATTGGCACAGTATGTATACTGGAGGAGGATTAGGTAAAATGCCTAATGATTTGTTTGATTTGATACATCATCATAGCGTATTGTTTGAGCCGGACTACGCTTCTGACGAGGGGGCACAGACTGAAGAAAAAACTGCTAGGCAACTGCAAGCAGAATTAGATGATGAGAAGGACTTTTTATCCGCTGCACAAATAGATGAGAGAGAGGAGCAGATACGAAGTAAAATTCGTGAAGAAATGTTGAGGGAGGAATACGGGGAAGAAGAAACTTCGACTGATGACATTCCTCTGAAAAGAAGAATGGATGGGGCACAAGAGCATAGTCTATTTTTCTCAAGAACTGGTAATAGCATAATGCCTAGGGTTAGATTAGATAGTCAGTTAGAAAGAGTGGACTCAGGGTTATCTTCTCTATTAGGTCCTTTTGGTCAACCTGAACTAGGTTTGTTCAATATGATTGCTGGGCAAGGTAAAATGGACCAAGTTAGTTTTAGAGGTGACATTCAAGATTCTTTGAAAAATATGGGACCTTCTAATGTTAATTTTAGCAGAAGTCAGAAGGGTTCATCAGGTGAAAATCTCGATATGGCTAGACACAGCGGAACGGTTGACAGCGCTCATAAAAACAAAGTATTTGGTGAATACAACAGTGCTACCCAGTCAGGTAATTACGATGAGGAGGCTAGACAAGCAGCCCATGCTGAGATGATTGGTCGAGATTCAATAGGGTTGAGTATCCATAATCCCTTCGTTAGCGGTGCGGGTAGATTCGATGAAATGGGTCAGCGGAACAGAAATGCTCACCATCACAAACTTACATCTTATCTTTTGGGATTTGCTAGACCGCCTATGTCTCCTTTGAAACAACCGCTAACTAGAGAAATGAGTAGGCGACCTGAGCACCTTGAACATCACCCCTTAGCGAACCCTGAAGATATGGAAAGTATCAAGAGAAGGCAACTAACTTCTTCTAAATTTGATATTGAGCAGGAATTATCTAATTTAAAAGAAGAATACGAAACTAATTTGAGTCGCACAGATGACGAAGATAAACGTCAAGAACTCAAAGAAGAATATGAGAGAAGAAAAAATAGACTAGAATCCGATGGTCAATTCGTATCAGAAGACGCTGTGAGAGAAGGAATTGTGCAACAACCACCCGGATTACTTTACAGTAGATTGAGTGCGAGTGAACCTATTACAGAAGAAGAAGAACGATTTATCACTTTGTCAGATTTATCTGCTACTTTACAAAGTAGGTTATTTGAATTACAAGACCCTGAAGGCTTTGCTAGAGACAGCCAAAGTAGGGGTATCAAGCAAGTCGCTGACGAGTTAGGTCAAACTAGTTCTTTGCAACGACAAACTAGTGAGGAACGTGAAAAAGACTTCACAGAATTAGGCAGCATGCTCGGCTTAGATATGAGTGACCCTGACGCAGTTCAAAATAAATTGAAAGAACTAACTGGACAACTAAGTGAATTGGAGCCAGCGCTGAATAGACTTGGTGGAGGTTTAGGTATGGTGGGTATGAGAAGACTACCAAAACACCAAGATGCCTATGTGAGTCGCTTTAGAGACAAATTACATGCTGACACTTTAGCGATAAGAGATGCAGCGATTCATTTGGTTGAAAATGAAATAGACCCCAATATATTATCTGAGATTCTTAACTCTAACTTACCAATTGAAACAGTAGCAGCCAACGTCAGAATGTTGGCTAGAATGGCTAACGAATATTTACACAAAGCACCTCATCAAGACCATGGTATACACACTTTAGGGCACGGTGAGCACAATGAAGAAGGAGATTCTGCACAACAAGCACTGGGTCAAATCAGAACAGATTTGAATAACCACGATAACAGTTTGACTCCCAGTGATAATTTAAGTTTAATACAGGCTAGTCAAAGTGACTCTCCACAAGAAAAACAAGCCTTGCTAAGTCAACTTGCTGATAAATTAGGTATAGACAAAGATGACCCAAGGCAAATTGATACTTTGGCTAGGTTAGCAGATGAACACATGCTCGATGCCATAAAGCAAAATGGCACTGGTTATTCTCCACCTATAATGACCATAAGGCAATACTATCAACAACAGTATCCTGATTTCAATATAGAAGAAGCCCTGACTTCTCTTGGTAGATTTCGCAGTCGTGAAAAGGGGTTAGAATTGTTTAACAATTTGAAAAGACTAGAATCGAGTCTTAGCCAATCTCCTGAAAAATACGGAGTTAAATTGCACACTGCAAACAACTCGGACGATAGAGAAATTGGACCTGAAAAGACTTTGAGGAGGAAGGGTAAGATTGGAGACAACGAATACACTGTGAAACCAACCAAAGCAGGCGGAAAGTCATCTGTAAAAAATGAAAGTCAGGTATTCAGAGCCAAACAGATGTTAGATTCTATTTTGGTAGGTATGCCTGAAGTAGAAGAAATCGATACTAGTGTAACTAGAAGGGGTATGGGCAGAGTCCCTGTTGATAGATTCGGGCCTAATTCTCATTCCGTCCATAGTCTATATGATTCGGCAGGGTTTAGGCACGAGCAAGGTGATTTATTCCGTCCTAATTTCAATTTCAAAATAAACCCTAGGGGTAAAGTCAAGTTAGAATTAGTTGACCCTATGAACAATCCTCAAAAACTGTTGCAACCCTTAGAGTCTTTTTGGGAGGCAGCATTATCAGATAAATCAAAACTCTTTCCTCCCGAATGGTTAGAAATGTTAAGAAACCCTGAACACGCTATCGCAAGGGAAAGCCTCAACAATCCTTTCAGATTTGCTGCTCAAAGAAAACCAAATAGTATAGATGCTACTAGGAACCAAGATGCTCACTCCACTACTAAGTCTGAAATAGGGTTAGCAGACTTAACTAATCCTGACATAATCCGTAAAGAACTTGGTAGTAAGGTTCCCTTGTTACAACCAATGCATCGCATTTTTAACATAAGTGATTTAGAGCATCTTCGTGGATTTACAGGCGACTGGATAGTTTCTCACATGCCTGAAGGCGAAAGAGGATTTGTAGAAAAGAAAGACGACGAAGTTTCATCCAAGAGTTTTGATTTATCTGATGATGATAAAGATAATTTCAAAGAGGTAACCGACGAAGATTTCAACGCTGATGTAATTAAATTAGAAGACGGATACTACATATTTGATGTCATTGAGTTTGCTGGTAAAGAAGTGCACGATGTTCCATTAGATGACCGTATCAAAATACTTAGAGGTGGTATGGAAGGAGTAGAGAACGTCCATCTCCCAAGCGCTAGTGACACGAGATTGTCAGACGATATAGGTTTGAAATCTGTGGTTAAAGATTTGCAAAAAGAGCATGAGAATATATTGCTTAGAGATGCAAAGTCAGTTTATATGGCTGGCGAAATGCGTCACCCAAAGTGGGTCATGTTGAAGCCGGGTAGAGATGTGGTTCTCAGGGTATTGGAAAAAAGGGGAAGCGGACCCTACACTTACAGATTAGGAACAGGACCTATTACACAAGATGACAAGATAGGGGATAGAGCAGTTCAATCCGATGGTGAAACTTACATGGACTTAGGCGCAGCCTTCAATAGTCCTGACAAGTATAACGTCGGTGACCACGTTAGAGTGAACGTCGCTAATGTGAGTAAAGTAGAATCTGCTGAAGATGATACGATATATACATTGACAGGTTCAGAAATAGAAGGAGAAGCAGAAGGCGAGGGCTTAGTTAGTCAAGAGACACTTGGTATGCTAGCCAAGTCAGATAACATTCAATGGTTGTGCGAAGTTCATAGAGCCAAAAGTGGAATCAGAGTGGTAATGCCACAAGGCGATGTAGTTTACAAAGCCACTGAATCTTTGGGAGCATGGACTGTCCATAGTCCATTAGCATCGAATAACTATCTCATTCGACTGTCTGAAAGTCAGAGAGTATACTGGAGTCCTATTGCTGGTGCTTTACTGAAAGCAGATTTAGAAGTAAAAGAAGAAGTTCATGAAAGCAAAGGAGATGGCAAGCCCCTCATACCTCCTAAGAAAATACAAGATGCACAGTGGTGGAGAAAGAAAAAAAAGCAAAAGATTCTAGTCAAAGGATTAACCTTGATTGATAAATTTATGAAAAGTGGAGTAGGTGCAGTTGGTCAATCGAGCACTGGCGCTATGGGGTTAGGTATAGGATACGCTACTCCGATAGAATCTCCTATGGGTCCAACTAATTTGCATGATGAAAAAACTATGCCTGATTATGATAATCGCAAACGACCGGGTGAGGATTCTCCCATAGAGCCTGATACAGAGGAAAAGGACGAAGATAAACGCATGACTGTGCCCACAGAGGGTGGAGAGTTAGAAATAACAGAAGACAAGGCTATACTCCATACTTGATTAAATAGTATGAATAGCCTGTATTGAAACAATGGCGACAGTCGCAGCACTGAGAACTTCCCCCGTCAACCACGGTGGGACCATCAGTATTGTTAAGGCTGATAATGACTTAGTAATCGCTGGTTACGCATCTGTTGAGATGGTGGACAAGCAAGGTGACTTGATTACCCGTGGAGCACTCAAGAATGCTTTTGGTGACTTTATGAAAGCAGAGGGTTACCGGAATGTCCAACTTGCTCATTCTAACATACAAGTCGGTAGCGTAATACCACATTACACTGACTCTGATGGTCGTGTATGGAAATCAGGTGTAGATGACGCAGGGATGTTTGTAGTAATCAAACTACGAGACGACATCGAAAAAGCGAGAGAAGTCGCTAATCAAATTCGCAAAGGAGCCTTGAGAGGTTTCAGTATTGGAGGACAAGCATTCAAGCGAATGCGTAAAAGTGACCAAGAGCATGGTGACTATACAGAAATCTCCAAACTGGAATTGCACGAGGTTACTATTTGTGAAAAAGGTATTAACCCGGAGGCGACATTCCGTATATTGAAGGAGGACACATCTATGAACGACGATAATGTATTAGGCGAATTGTCTAGTGTATTGGACAGATTGAACGGTAGACTTGACGCTATGGAAAAAGAGGATAAGGATATGCCTGAAGGTCTTAAAGAGCACTTTAAGGACAAGAAAAACGACAAAAAAGACGAAGGTGAAAAAATGGCTGACCAAGATGAAAAAGAAGCAATGTATGGTGGCGAACACAAAGGTATGCATGAGCAAAAGGGTATGCACGGCGATATGGCAAAAGGAGAATATTCCGATGTTATCACTAGCGAATACCTTAACTGGATGGAAAACACTCTGAAATCTCAGGGCGTAGACATCGGTGGCGCTCGTGCTCACTTTGACGACATTAGTAAGGCTAACCTTGGTAGCACACCTGAACAGATTGGAGATGGAGCAGATTACTTCAGCGGCCAAGTAAAGGGTCGTGCACAAGAAGGTGGCTCACCATCTACTAACGCTATTGGTAAACTCAACAGCGGTGGAAGCGGCGAAGTTGCAAAAGGATACTTACATCCTAACTCAGTTAGCGCTTCTGACCTAGAGGCTGCTTACGAGGTTTACAAGGCTGCTGCACTAGAAGAACAATTCAAAGGTAACCTTGGAAGTGTATTCGCAGACAGACTATCAAAGGAATTGAGCGCAGAAGCAAATGCACGAGAGGCTGCTTCATTTGACGCACGCACACCACTTGCTAACATTGAGAAAGCACTTGGCGACCTAAGTAGTCGAATTGACAATATCAGCGCTTCTGCACCAGCAGAAGGAACTGACCTTAGAAAATCCGTTTCCACAGTAGAAATACCATCTACACAAGAACTAGGTAACATGTCTTGGGACGATGTTCACAGCCTAGCAGGGAGTGTTTGGAACAACTGAATGGAGGAATTATTATGGCAAGAAATTATATGAGAACAGTTAACGACATGGAGCGCTACTACTACGGTGCAGGTAACTCAATGGGTTACTCTTACACTGGTAGTGAACTATTGAAAGCAGACGCTCCATTGTTGAGCACAACCGCTGGAACATACCAAGCAATCTACGGACGCAAAGTATGGTCACAGTTGAACCAAGAATTTAACGCATTTTCTATCCTTCCTAAGAAGCCTTGGGACCGAAGTGGATGGAGAGTTGTAACTGCAAAGCCTACGACAGCAGTCGGTGGCGGTATTGCAGAGAACGGCACACTGCCTGATACTACCAAGCCTACATTCCAAAATGTTGCTGCAAAGCCTAAGACAATCGCACACACATTCGATATGTCTGAGGTTGCAATCTTTTTGAATGACAAGGACGACGGACTTGGCGACATTCGCTCTGTCTTGAAAGAAGAAATGGGTAAGCACCACGCTGAGCACATTAACCAAATGTTAACTGAGGATGTAACCACAGTTGCAGGTAACGACTTTGAGTCATTAGACCGTGTAACTACTGGTAACAACAGCATGACATCCGGCACTCACTACGATGCTGGTGATGAGGACATTTACAGTATTGACCGAAGTGCTAACACTTGGTCATTTGCTGAAGATGATGCTAACTCTAGTTCTACTAACAGAACATTATCACTAGACCAACTGGATAACATATTCAGACTTGTTTGGGAACGTGGTGGCAATCCAAAGGTTATGCTAACAGGATATGACACTCTAATGAGAATCCAGCAACTATTGCAGGCTCAACAGAGATTCATGGAAGAAAAGAGAGTAGTTCCTTCTTACAATGGAGTTAAGGGAGTGCCCGGAGTTGAAGCAGGTTTCATTGTTGCAACTTACAACGGTGTTCCAATCATTCCATCTAAAGATATAGCAAAGGACGGCATCAGCAGAATTTACATGCTAGATACTGACTACCTATACTTTAGCACTGCAAAACCAACTCAATACTTTGAGTCGGGAATCGAAACAGGCGACCCATTCGCAATTAACAGGTTAGGACAAGAAGGTCTATACCGCACAATGGGAGAAATTTGGACAACATTCTTTGGAGGTCAAGGTTCTATCCGTGACTTACAGTGAGGTTCTATTGGAGAAAATTATAGGAGATGAAAAAATATGGCAACTAAGACACACAGAGGAATTACATACACTACCAGTAGTAGTGCAGCAATCGACGTATTACTCGATATGCCACTACAAGGTGGAGTAGACCAAGACAAGACAGAGTGGTTGAACGGAAACACTGGTGGCTCTTATCCGGGCTCTTTGACTGGGTTCACAGCAAGTAACACTGATGGCTCTAAAATACACAACCCTAGACTATTGATTGTTCACGTTAGCACAATGGCTAATGACGAAACACTGACTCTTTCAGGAGAGTGCACAGAAGTTATGCACACCTCTTGTCAGTGGGCTGAAACTACTGCTGCACCGGGTCTATCCCAACACGCAGCAAGTGGAGTTCTAATCAATGACGGTTCAAACTTTTTGACAAGTGAATCAACAGTCGCCGTTGACACAGTTGATGCAACAACACAATTTAGTGTTGGTGACTTCATTCTTGATGCAAACGGTGCAATTGTTGGAACACTAACCGCTGTTGGTGCAACAAGTCTAACTATTGCGGCTAATGCAACTGTTCAAATGAATGACGACGCACCAGTTCACAAGAGAACACCACTTGTTTTAAAGAACACATCAGGAAGCACTGAGTCAGTTACTCTAATGATGCTAGTCCGTTGAGGTGATTCAACTTGCCTACTGTAACTTATATCGGTAAAGCGGTTTGGCGACGGCGACCTGATATTAAGGATTATTGGGAGCGCAGGAAACCTGTGGAAGTCAGCCAATCTTGGCTAGATGCACACAGGGTTGCAATCTGCTCTAACCCTACGGCCTTCATAGTAGAAGGTGACGCAGCGGTTACAACAGATGAAGGCAACGACGGCATTCCCGATGCAGGCTGGACAAAGAAAGACATAAGCGCATGGCTCAAGGCCAAAGGTGCAAAGTTCGGTGGCTACGCTACAAAAGCCAAACTACTCGGACTTGTAGAGGAAACACTAAATCCTCCAGCACCTAAGCCTGAGCCAGCAGCAGTCGAAGAACCAGCAGTAGAAAAGGCAGTTGAAGAATCAATTATAGGAGATGAAGAATAATGGCAGTAACAATAGACCCAAGACCGAGTTATTTCGGTGACAGAATGATAGTAACAGGTAGTTATGAAGCAACTGATGTTTTTATAGACTTAACTAGTTTACTTGTAAGCATAGACATGGCTGTAGTCAATGCAGAGATAGGAGCGCAGCAAACAGTTAGAAACGCCGCAGATGACGGCATAACAAGGATTACTTTCTTCGATTATGCAATTGTTGACCCGACTCAACCACGAATAGTCGTTTCTAACGGTCAAGAGTCAGGTGAGACAACAGGTGGCACTTTCTTCGCAATTGGTCGCCGCTCTTGAGGTGACTAAGCATGGGAAGTGCAAGTCTAGGTGGCTTGAAATCCAAGGTGGTAGGTCCACTATCGCCTGCTGATTTTTCAGGTGCAACTGCAATACAAACTGCACTAGATGCAGGCTTTGATGCAGTGACTGACGCTAATACGGCAGATACTATTGTTGGTATTGAAATGCTTAATATCTTAGGAAACGCTTATTTGGTAATCATATACAAAGCGTAGACGGGATGAGTATGGATACCTTCGGCAGTCTCGGATTGGACGATATAGAACGGTTGCAGAAAAGAGGCATACGCTTACATGAGTCGTATAATGCACCTGTTGCAGAAGATGAAGAAAACCCTTTGAAAGGCGTTACGCTAAAGCAGCGTAATCGTAATAAGAATGCTGGTGATGTTCTCAACATAGGCTCAGGCACGAGGTGCAAGCATTGCGGAATGCTTTACTTTTGTTGGGTCGATAAATGTAGGACTTGTAACCAAAAGATGGATTTTAATCTAGGAAGCAAGGAATGAGGAGGATGAGTCATGCCAGCAGTATTTTCACCCGGCGAGGCTGAAACTAGACCTCTTGACCCGGAAGAAATAGTATACACGACAGGAGATAAAGTTGCAGAACTGTTGGGGATTGCTGCTGGTGAGCCTGTGTTGGCCGCTGCTAATTCTTCAACTAGTGGCTTTTTCATCACTGGAACAGATTTGAGAGAGCACGGTTTTGAAAGCGGGGATTCTATATTCGTATTCAGTGACCTATATCCTCTTGGTGAAACCTTTACGATAGGCACTCCGGTAGTAGAAGATGTAAGTGGAACTAAGTATGTCAAATTACCAGTTACTCTTGACTCAGGAGCAGCAGGCACTAATGATGCGTTCGCTAGTTACACTACTGCTGCTAACACCGAAATCCAAAACAAAACTATCTTCACTAATGGCAAAAAGCGAGGAGTAACCAAAGATATTGTCAACAAACATATTCGTAGAATACAAGACAGAATCGACAACTACACTCATAACGCTTGGCGACCTTATCTCGTTAGTGCGGAATACATCAACTTCGATACATACAAGCCATACAGGAGAAGATACTATACTGATTACGTGGGCACTACTCCTTTGTTATTTAGAAACATCCAGCAAATACTGAGGTTAGAGATATGGCAAGGAGACAGTTATCGTGAATTAGCCGGAGCGGAGGCTAGAGTAGAAATTTTAGATGCCAAAGGATTAGCAGGCGGTGCTCTTTTTCTTTCTCCGGGCGCTAAAGGATGGGCTAAAGCGGCAGAAGGAAGCGGCTCCCAACAATGGGAGTCAGACTTTAACGAAGTTGCTACTGCTCAAAACATTGCAGATTTGATTAACAAAGAAGATAGGGTAGGGAGAGGCACGATTACATTTACTCAGAATACAGATAGTCCTAGTGGGACTACTTACACTCAGCCCGGAGCATCAGGTGATGTCAGTGTATTTGTGCACAATGAGTTTTTAGCCACCGCTAATTCAGATTACGGTAATGGTAAAATCAAAATTACTAGCATGCAACAGACACAAGGTGGGCAGAGTGCTACTATTGCTAGTAACAACATTAAGATAATGCCCATAACTAATACAGAATCAGTGACCAAAAGTGGAACATTAGATTTGACTGGCGGAGATGGAAATTACTCTATCACGTTTGCAGATTCCTCTGATTTTGCAGACTATGGTATAGTTATGGTGCCTAATAATTCAGGAGACGAATTAGGGATTATAGGCTATACTGCTAATACCGGAACTGTTTTGCAAAATGGTCGCAGGCTGCATGGTAGTTTACCCGGTTCAGTTACTAAGGACATAACTCAGCACAAATTTAAATTAGATTTGAGAGGGACAGATACAACCACAGTAGTGGATGCAGTTAGTGGAGAAACCACAGAAGAAGGTGTATCCACTGGTGACCAAGCAAGGCTTAGAGACTGGTGGCTTGACCATGAAATGGGAATAATTTATTTCAATAACTCTTATCCTTTCTTTGAGTATAACG